TATAGGATTTATGGAATAAAGTATAGGATTTATGGAATAAATGTATGAAAATTATGATTGTGATAAGCGGAAAGGATCTTTAAAATCAAAGTTTTCAAGATTATTTGGAAAAGATTTTAGTGAAAAAGATAAATAAATTTTTTTTTCTTGTAAAATATGGAATTGAATTATATCTTTTGGAAAGTATTTTAATAATATCCAATATAAATGTAAATAATCTTGAAAAAAGGAAGTATTTATAAGATTATTAGAAATTGATTTTTCACAAGAATGAAATTTTAATAAGAAAGATAATTTAAATAAAATGGAATTAAAATCTCTTTTTAATAATATTTTCCATGTTGTATCGTTAAAATTATCTTTAATTTGTTTAATTTCTAATCCAGAATAATCTGTTCCTATTTGATTAAAAACTCCACTTTTATCTATACAAATCTTTGTAAAAAATCTATTCAAATTCGAATAAAATTCATTTCTACCACAGATCATAAAAACTAATGGTGTATAAATAATGAATTCAATATATGATGCAGAATTTAAATTTATCATTGTAAAAATATTATCCCATTCATCTCCATCACAAATTTTGAATAAATAGATATAATTTGATTCATTTGATATTTTTCTTTTTCTAATTTTTTCATAATTTAAATTTTGTATACAATTTTTTGGAAAGCAATCATATAATTCTTTCCATTTATCTAATTTTGATAAATTAAATATACATTTCTTTTTAGAACTTTGTTGATTTTCAATTAAATTTATGGTTTCCATAATGTAACACAATGTTCTATCATTTTCATCTCCAATAATTAAAATCGGAGATACAATCTTTTCCATAAAGTTATTCAATGTAATCCAAATATCATTTAAATATTTTCAAAAAAATATATTATCCATTTAATAAATAATTCTTTTTTTTTGATATAAATCATTTAAAATTTCAAATTTTATTAAATCATTTAATAAAATTATAAATTAATTTCAAATTTTAAACTTCATAATGGAAAGTAACAACAACAATCAAATATTATTATTAACAAAAGCTATTGAATTTGCTTCAGAAAAGCATAGAAAGCAAAAAAGAAAGAATTTAGATTCTGATCCATATATAAATCATCCAATCGGAGTCGCTCATTTAATATCAAGTATTGGAAAAGTGACCGATGTTAATGTTTTATGTGGAGCGTATCTTCATGATACTGTTGAAGATACAGATACAACTATAGAAGAAATTAATATTGAATTTGGAAATAAAATAAGAGAAATTGTTCAAGATGTAACAGATAATAAGAAACTTTCAAAAGTTGAAAGAAAGAAGAATCAAATTCAACGTGCTTCATATAAATGCAAAGAAGCTAAAATTGTTAAACTTGGTGATAAACTTCATAATTTGTTATCATTATTAAATGATGCTCCATTAAATTGGAGTATAGATAGAATTCAAGGATATTTTGTATGGTCAAAATTTGTTGTTCAAGAGTTAAAAGGAACAAATAGTGAGTTGGAAGATGCTTTGGATAAAATATTTTCTTCTAAATTTAAATATAAAGATAATGAATATCCATGTTTACCAAACAAATCATTAGATGTTGCATTGGAAGATTATTATAAATTATTGGAATAATCTAATTTTTAAATTTTTAAACTTGATTTATTCTTAATTTTAATGGATTTAATAAATTTTTATATGATATTAATTTGTCTCTTAAATTTAATATATCTAATAGCTTTTCTTTTATCAATTCTGGTGATAATTTATATTGAAATTCTAGGATAATTTGATTTATTTTCATTATAAATGCATTAGATATATCTTTTTCGGATAAATCATTTAATCGATATTGATTTAAATTAAAAAAAAGTAATAGATCATTTATATTTTGAATGAATCCATTTTCTTTTTCTTTTCCACATTGTAATATAAAATCTTTAAATGTTTTTAAGTCGAAATTATCAATTAAATTATTATCTCCTAATTTTATAAAATCTAATAAACATATATTTAATGATTCTTCATTTAATATTTCTTCTATATTTTTTAATTGATAAATTGGATTTATAAATAATTTTTGAAATAAATTTTTATCAACAAATTGTAAATTTTCATTTAAATCTAATTCATAACTTATCCATATATTTCCTTTAGGAAATTCTGTAAAAAAACTATTTGGTGATGTAATAAACATATTTGTTTTCTTAAATTTGAATAAATTTGTCAAAGATGAATTAAAATTATTATTATCATAATAATCTGATGTTTTTACTTTTTGAATTCCAATATTTTGAAATAAAATTAAAATATAAAATAATAATAATCTTTCATAACCATTTCCAGAATAATATAATATATTTATATCATTTTTATAAATATTATATTTTCCAACTAATAAAATTCCATAAATTTTATCATTATCGATAATATTAACAGCAACATAAATTTTATGTTCTGGATCTTTTAAAAATTTTTTTATCATTAAATAATTTAATTTATCATTTTTTATATTTGTTTTTTCAATAACTTTTTTATCATTATTTTCATAAAAATCATAATTCCAACAATTACCACTTAATAAAAAATCAATATTATGTTTATAATTATCATATAATTCTATTTTAATTCCAATATCATTTTGGAATTTTATAAAATAATTAGGTAATTTATATAAATTCGATTCAGATTCTTCCATTTAATTTTGTTAAAAAATAAACTTTTAAAAATAAAAAAAAATAAATTTTTAAATGAATTTTTTATTATAAATAAAAAAAAATAATAAAACAAGAAGAATAATAATAAATTATTATTATTGACATAATGGTTGTAAATTTTCTGTTATTGATTCTTTTAATTTTGAATCTAAATTTTCTATATCTTGACTTATTCCTTGTGACATTGTTAATATTTCTTTCAATTTTTGTCTTGATTCTTTAATTGAAGTAATTGAATAATTAGTTATAGTTGTTTTATGAGATTCATAATTTGAAGAACATTCATGTATTATTGTGCTCGCATCTTTTATTTTATCATATATTTCATTTGTAACTAAGATTTTATCTAAATCTGATATGATTTTTGTTTCCTTTTTTTGACTTTTTGAATTCTCACTTGATTTTCTTGGTGTTCTCTTTGTTTTCTTTTGTGGATTCTCAATTTCTGTATTAGATTTTTGTTTTAATGAATTATTTACAGAAGTATTATTTTCTTGATTTTCATTAAAATCCATTAATTCTTCTTCTTTTGAATCTTTTTCAGATAAAATATCAATTTCATCATGATTCTTTTTTGAATTCGATCTCTTTTTTTGTGAAACTTTAATTGGTGTATAAAGCTTCTTATTTGAATATTCATCAGATATAGTTAGAGTATCATATAAATTAATATCTTTCGTTAATGGAAATAATGCTAAACATTCTTTATCATCAAGAATTATTTTCAATAATTCACAATTTGGATTTTCTGAAGTTTTTATCCCAGTTAAATAAATATCGATAATATATTCAGTTTTTCCATCTTTTTTATAACTTAGTGGGGATCTAAATACAACTATAGGAGAATTTAATTCAGTAGGTTTAAAAGTTGATAAATATTTTAATACAACTTGTTCATCTTCTTGAGATGCAGTCAAATATACTGGAAACATATATGGTTTTTGAATTTCAATTTTTTCATTTGATTTTTTAGCATTATCTAATAAAAATTCAAAATAACTATCTTTAGATTTATATTCATATGTTCGATCAAGATAATTTAAAACTTGTTTAGTAACAAAATATTTTCTTTTATCTATTTTGGTTTCAATTAAATCAACTTTACAACCATTCATATCAAAACTTTCTAATCTTTCATCGGATAAAGATTTAATTTTTTCAAAATAAGAAGGAACATTATAATTTGGAATATATTTTGAAAAAGAACATAAAATACTTTTTGCCATTGAAAATATTTTTTCGTTTTTTAGATCTTAAATAAATTAAATTATGTTTTTTTAAAAAAAAGGAAAAAAATTTGTGATAAAAAAAGTAATATAAATTAAAATTTATTTATTTTTTTAAATCATTTATAATATTAAATGAATAAATTGAATAAATCATTTATCTTGCTTCAACTTGTAAAGCTAAAAATATTAATAAAATATATAAATTAATATATTACGCATTGTAGTTCTCTTTTTATATAATACTTTATATTGACAAACTTTACATTTAATTGGATCTTTTGGTTTTAATTCATTTTCAATTTTACAATCTATTAGAATAATTAATTTAATATAATTCATTTAATTACTTCCACAAACGTAAATCATTTAATGTATATTTTTATATTATTTATTTGAAATTATTTATTTAAAATTATTTATTGAAATTGTTTATTATTTTAAAATTTAAAAAATTCATTTTTTATATTAATTAAATGATTTAAATTTATTAATAAATAAATAAAAAAAAATTATTTTGTATAAAAAGAAAATAATGTCAGATGTATTTGTTATTAGAGTTTATGGTAGTAGTAATATGATTGATAAAAAAGGGGAATGTTATGATCATTATGTTTTTTGGGTTGGTAGTGATTTATTATTTCTTGATCATATATATGAAAAAAATCAAATTATGTTTCGCAGAGAATTATTTGAAAATTTAAGTACAGATTGCAAATTAAATATGAAACTGCAATTTATTGGCAAAACTAAATATTTGCCAGAACAATTATTATCTATTGGTCAAAAATTATTAATTGAATTTGATAATAAATATGAATCAAAAACAAATATAAAAAAAATTTCAAATCCAAAAATTTTGGAAAATACTCATAAATTTTGGAAAATATTTTTAGAACAAACTTTAAATGAAAAACCAAAAATTAATTTAGAAACATATGAATTGGATTTTTGTTTAAGAAAATCATCAAAAATAAAATCCGAATCTTCAAAATCATGCATTATTTGCTAATCAATAATTTCAAAATTTATTCATTTACATAATAATCAAAAAAAAACTAAAGTAAATCAAAAAAAAATTAAAATAAATAAAAAAAATTTTTATTTTGATATATCAGATAAAAATATACTTGATGACCAACAAATATGAGGAAAAACATCACCCATATTTAATTTTGAATGCCTTAAATTTAAAAATCTATCAACTGGCGAAATATATAATAAATTATGATTAAATGAATATTTTTTAAATTCTTCTATTAATTTTTTTGCGCCCAATTTTGAAATTAAATAAGATGATGTTGTTCTTTGTAAATCTTTAATTTGTAAATTATTCTTATATTTAAAAATATTATTAGATATTTTATAAAAATGATTTTTCAAATCGAATTTAGATGGCAAAAAATTTATCTTACTTCTTCCACCAATATAAATTAAATCAAAATTTTCATCTAAATCCTTAAAAGATTCTTTTAATCTATTCATAAATCCTTGAGAAAATTGTACATCATCTTCAAAAACAAATATTAATTGATTTTCATTAATTATATTTTCTTGATTAGCAATTTTTTTCCATAACCTATAATGTGATAAAAAACATCCTTCTAAACCAGTTATATTACCATTTTCTTTACAATGTAATTTCAAGATAGATTCAAATTCATCTAATGGTTCTTTTTCAACAAATTTAATAAAGTTTTTTCCATCAACTGCATTAAATCTTTCAATATTCAATTCTTTTGGTTTTTCTTTTAAGAAATAATTCCAACGATCTAATCTTCTTTCTAAATTAATACAATAACCATTAAATGATAAATTCTTATTATTAAAATCATTTGAAATATTTTCATTTCTAAAATTTATTTTACTTAATTGGATTTTATTTTCCATATTTTAATAATTAATTATGAAAATCTATTATAATAACAATAAAAATGATAAATATTTATTATTGACTCAAATAAAAATCTTTATCTATTACATCTGGTATATTTTTCTTTTTAGATGATTTAAATACGCATGGTCTATCATATATATTAAAATCACCTTGTATATCAGTTGAAAAATCTATAGCCGACCAACAAACATGAGGATTCATATCCATCATTTCCATATTTTCATGTAAACTTGTCATATATGTATCTACTGGAATTAATCCAGAAGTATTTTTATTATCAACATAGTGATTAAAAGTTTTTATCATTTCTAATGCACCTTTTTTTGAAATGCAATATGCATGTGTTGTTCTATCAAAATAATATGGTTCTCCAGGAGCTTTGAATTTAAAAATATTATTTGATATTTTTTCAAAATTTGTATTTAATATATTTTCAGGAACATTAAAATTTGGTGAAAATCTTCCACCAATATAAAGTAAATTTGGGGTAAAACTTAAACCAATCATATATGATGATATTTTCTCAAACCAATTATCAACAAAATTAGCATCATCTTCAAATATATATATCAATTCATCATCATGAAATTCAGTGCTTTTTGCAATTAATTTCCATAATCTATAATGTGATAAAAAACAACCAACAACTCCAGGAGAATTATTTGTATTATCACAATCAAATCCAATCTTTGATTCTAAAAAATCCATTGGATTTTTTAACATATATTCTTTGAAATTCTTTGCATCAACTGCGTTAAATCTCATTATTTTAATTTCAGATGGCTTTGCTTGTTTAAATGCTTCCCAACGATCTGGTCTTCTTTCTAAGTTTATACAAAAACCTCTTATTGGAATTTTTTGTTGTTTTGGAAAACTTTGGAAATCATTCAATAAAAATGATTTTTTAATATTTTTTATTTCCATTTTTTAAACAATATATATATATATTTTCTATTAATAAATACATTAAAAAAAATCTATCTATTTATCATTTTAAAATTCTTATAAAAATATTTATTTAATCTAATAAAAAATTTGTAAGATTTGTAAGATTTTTAAATTTATTTATTTAAAACATACATGTTTTATCATATATATTTTGATCATTTTGAATATCTGTTGTGAAATTTATTTCAGACCAACAAATATGAGGACTAATATCTAACATTTCAAATATTTCATGTAAATTCGACATAAATGTATCTATTGGAACTAATTCTTGAGTTTTTTTTCTATTTATATAATTCTCAAACCTAAGTATCAATAATTTAGCACCTCTTTTTGAAATGCAATATGCGTGATTTGTTCTGTCAAAATAATATGGTTCACCTAAAACTTTAAATTTAAAAATATGATCTGTTATCTTTTCAAAATTTTCATTTAATATATTTTTAGGAATATTAAAATTTTGGAAAAATCTTCCACCTAAATAAAGTACATTTGGAGTAAAATTCAAACCTATAATATAATTTGATAATTTTTTAAACCAATCTTCAACAAAATTAACATCATCCTCAAATATATATGTCAATTCATTTTCACCTATATTATTGTCATTCAAAATTAATTTCCATAATCTATAATGTGATAAAAAACAGCCAATAACTCCACTAGTATTATTTATTATATCACAATTAAATCCAATTTTCAATTCTAATTCATCTAGAGGATTCTCTATGATATATTTTTTAAAATTCTTTGCATCAACTGCATCGAATCTTTTTATATTTATTTCCAATGGTTTTGTTTGTTTAAATAATTCCCATCGATCTATTCTTCTTTCAAGATTTATGCAATATCCTTTGGTTGGCACAATTTGTTGATTTTGTAAATCAACTAAAATATTATTATTATTTAAATTCATATTTTTTTATGTTATATTTTCTATTTATAAATAGATATAAAATGGATTTACAAATATATAGTATATTGGATTTATTGGATAAAAACGTAAATAAATTAATTGACCGAATAGGTGATGAAATTTTAAAAAAAAGTTTTCATGAAATAAAAGATGAATTGGAACCTTTATCAATTTTATTATTTCGTGGAAGTGATTTATATTCAAAAATGATAAGAGATGTTGAATCAATTGAATTAAATAATGAGAAAATAATTGAAGAATATGGATTATTTAGTCATTGCGGATGCTTAATAAATAAAAAATTGTTTCCAAATGTGAAAAATATGCAAGAAGGAAAATGGTATGTTTATGAAATGACTTTGACAAGCCCAATTTTTGGGGATACAACTCCGGATATAGAAAGTGGATCTGGAAAGTTTGGATTACAAATTAGAGATTTTGAAAGTGTATTAAATACATATCCTGGAAGAATAGTTATTATAAAATTAAGAAATAATCCTATTTTGCAAAGAGAAAATGAATCAAATAAAGAATTTGAAGATAGATTAAATAAATTATATTTGAAATCTCAAAAATTCCATGATTTAAATAAAAATTTACTTTATCAAATGGATCCTTTAAGATTAATTGCATCTGTATTTTCGAAATTTAGATTTATAAGAAAATTATTACCATTTTCAAAATATTGGAAAATGTGTTCAACAACATTAACATATTATTTACAATATTTGGAAATATTAGATAAAAACATAAATTCAGAAGATATAATACCAGAAGATTTTATTTATGATAGTAATAATGAATTAAAACAATCAACATTCATTTTACCACCAATAGAAATTACAAAAAATTTAAATAAATATTAAATCAATTATTTTGAAATTATTTCTTCTTCTTTTCTCCCTTTTCCTTCTTTTCTTTCTTTTCTTTTTTATCTTTTTTATCTTTTTTATCTAATTTTTGTTTTTTCTTTTTTTCACTTTCATTGTTTATATCATCTTTATTTTCTGATTCATTTTCTAATTCATTTTCAAATTCATAATCTTCTGAAATAGATTTTGATTTTCCAGATGATTTTCTTTTTTCTGAATTATCTTGAATTGTATAATTTTTTAATTCTCTTTTTGTTCTTCCAATTCCATGACATTGTAATAATCTTTCTATAAATCTTAATCTATATAAAATAGTTGGTGAAGAATCGGTTGCAGATTGTAATTCCTTTAATTTATCACTAAATGATGAAGATATTTCTATATGTGAATAAAAATTTAACATATTTTCGATACATATTGAATTATATCCTAAAAATAATAATAACCAGCAACATTTTTCTTTCTTATATTCAATTTCTGTATTTTTCATTAATTTTTTTCTTTTTAACCAATTTGATTTTAATTCTATTATTTGTGTTATATCATCTAATTTTGAATTTTTCTCTCTTTCAGTTTCAAAATCCATAAAGTTTTTCCAACATCCAATATAATCTTTTAATTTATTTTTTTGATATATATTATTTACTTCCTTTTCCAATTCAATCCATATTGAATTATATAAAATATCAATATTTTCATTTGATTTATGATTTTTTGTAAAATTTGATATTAAAGTCCAATAATGATGTAAATTATTTATAAAATAATATCCAGAATCTAGAGCTTCTTCATTTGATAATCTTTTAAAATTTAATTGTTCAAATATTGAATTCAATTTTGTAGAATAAAATTGAATTTTTAATGTTTCTTTCGCTTTTTTATTTGCTTCAACTTCTGACCAAACAATTTTCGATATTCCATCATCTTTACAACAAGATATCAATAATAAAAATGGTGTAGTTTTTTCATATAAATTTTTTAATTCATTATAACCATATGGTAATCCATCACTTATCGATAATTCATGATAATAATTGGAAATTGCTTCTTCTCTTATAATATCATTTATAATAAAAGAAGATGGTTTAAATCTATCTTTTTGTAATTTTTCAATATTGAAATGATTTTTATAAAATAAATTTCCAAGATAATATGAATCAAAAATATTTTTTTTAACAAAATCAATATCTTGAAAAAAAAATAATAAATATTTAGTTTCCAATATATTTTCAAATAAAATATTTGCACTATCCCATTTATCAATAGAATCAATAATATCAATACATCCCCTTTCTTTTGTTATCATTTTACTTAAATCACATAATAAACTCCAAAATGAAAATACATTATCAATATGCAATAATTTATCTTCCATTTGATATTCAAGATTTTCATTTGATTTCATACTAGAAATTTTGCTTTTTGTAATTGGTGAAGAATAATCATTTATATATAAATTAACTTCATGAAGTTTAATAACAGATTTTCGAACATCTCCAAGAGATTCAAATGCAATAGAATTATATGGAAATTCCGTTGGTGAATAAATAAAATTAAATTCATTTGTTTTTGCAATTCTCCTTAAATTTCTATCTATATGATCTTTTTGAACACTATCAAATTTAATAATTTCACATCTCAAAGGTTTTTCTTCAAAATTCTTCAATCCTTCTGTTGTACCATAATATTTAGTTCCATTATTATTATTGTTATTATTATTGTTATTATTATTGTTATTATTAT